ATTAAAACAAATAATATTAATGAATATTTAATAACTATAAATAAGCATATAATAAATATATTTGATTTTAATATGTATAATAGATATATAAAATATTCATCAGAAAAAGAAATAAAAGAATTTATTGAAAATAATAAGAACTATGAACATAAATTAATTAGATATTAAGATATCATTTGTCTAAATGATAAACTTATTCTTTTAGGACAAAAATCAGTTTGTTTATTAATACTATGAACAAATTCTTTTTGTGTATCACCACACATAGTTATAATAGAACCATGAGTTAATTCAATTAATATATTATCTTCTAATGATTGTAAATTCTTTTTTTTTGGTCTAATATGTAAATATCTATTATTATTAGATATTGACGGATTTAATGATAAAATAGATATTTTTGGATTTTCTATCATATTTCTAGTGCAATCACTATGTTTAGCAATAAAATCATTATTATCGTCATACCAATTAGCAATAACTTGATTATATTTATTATCTAATTGAGTCATATGATCATAAAATGGTTTAAATAAATTAGGTAGTTCAATATTATTTTTAGAAGTATCATAACCAGAATACATATATGAACTATATTCAACATGATCTAAATTAGTTGGTGTATTAAGATATGATTGTGAATATCTATAAACTTCTATTTCTTTTTTATAGTGTATTATTTTATGTTTTTCGGAAGGATGTAAATTCCACATATCATTAAATGTTTTTAATCCTAATTCTTCTAATTTTTGTGGTAAATAATCTATCAAAATATATGATGTTCCTAATTCATTTAATTGAATTGCTCTTGGTTTTTTATCTAAATTATATTTTTTTTCATAAATTAATTTTCCATTAAAGTGTTTAAGTGTAATCATTTATTAATATGTAATATAATTACATATTACATATATTTTTTATATCAATTTTTTTAGATTAATCTAAAAAAATTGATAAATAAACATAATAAAATATAAAAGTAAAAAAGAATATAAAATGTCAGAACAAGATGACAATAAAGTATATATAATATCAAAAATAATAGAGAATATAACACCATGGAATAAATTAAATGAACGAAAATATATAAAAACAAGTATAGGAACATTAATAAATATTAAAAATAAGACATATATATTAACATGTTTTCATGGAATAAAAAATGCAGTAGATATAAATTGTTACAAAAAAAATAATAATAAAATAAGTATAATAAAAGCAAAACAAAAAATAATATCAGAAGAATTAGATTTAGGATTATTAGAGATAGAAAATATTATAATAAATACAACAACATCAATTGATACATTTGATATAAAAAATAAAAATAATAAATTAACAATGGAAATAATAATAATGGAAAGAAAAGAGAAAATAGATTTAATAAGAAAAAAGTATAACTTCAAAGAATATATAGAAACAAATAAGAAAATAAATTGTTATTCAATGCCAGAAATACCATATATAGAAATAGAAAATAATGAAATAAATGATGATATAAAAGGAGCAAGTGGAACACCAATATATAATGATAATAAAATAATTGGGATATTAAACAGTATGATAGATAATAAATTATTAATAACCAGTTATAAAGTAATAAAAAGATTTTTAAAAGAATATATAGAAACTGATAATTTTAAAGGATTATGTGATATTTTAATAGATAAAACATTATTAGAATTAAATGATAATCAATATAAAATAGGATATTTAATAACAACAATATTAAAAAAAAAAGACACTGAAGAATTTATTTTAAAAGACAATGATATTATTTGTTCAATAAACAATAATATCATTGAAAGTGATGGTAAAATAAATGGGATATATATAACTGAATATATTACATTACATAATTATATAAATAAAGAATTAATAGTAAAAATATATAGATTAATAGACAATAAATATAGAGAATTAGATATAAAAATAACATTAGAACCAATATCAATAAATAGAATATTACCAATAATATATGATAATAATTATTTTAATATGGATGGTATGATATTTATAGAATTAACAGAAGAACATATAGAATATTATATAAATAGAAATAAAATATTAGTTGGAAATTATATAAATAAATATCAACAAAAACCATTTAATGATAAAAATAACAGGTGTGTTATATTTTATGATATAATTAGATCTAATTTTAATGATATAAAATTATTAGAATTTGATAGGAAAGATTTACCAATGATAAAATTAGATGATGATAAAATAACATTTTTACAATTAGTAAAAGTAAATGATGTAAAAATTAAGAATTTAAAACATTTTAAAAAAAATATTATATTTAAAAATAATGATAAAATAGAATTATATTTAAAAAGTAATAATACTATAAAATATAAATTAAATATAATAAATAATAATTTAAAAATAATATAAAAATATAGAATATGATACCAACAATCTGGGGAGCAACATTTTGGAATATATTACATGAATTATTTTATTATTATCCAGATAATACAACAAATGAAATAAAAAATAAATATAAACAATTTATAATTAATTTTCAAAATATAATACCATGTGAAACATGTCAAATTAATTTTTCAAAACATTTATTAAAATATCCAATATCTAATAAAATTTTTTTATCAAAAAATAATTTATTAGAATGGTCAATTAATATACATAATGAAGTAAATATAATGCATAATAAACATATATATACACTAAATGAATATATAAAAGAATATAAAGAAGAAAAAAGAATATATGGAGAAAGTAATAAATTAAAATTAAAAATAAATATAATATTTATGATAAGAATAATAACAGGGAATTATTTAATAAATAATAAAAAGGATTATTCAAGAATATATTTTAGACCATTTATAGAAAATTTAATAGAAATAATTCCCTATGAAGATATAAAAATAAAAATAAAAGAAAGTATAAAAAAATATCCAATAGAAAAATTAAAAAATAATTTAGAATATTTCAAATGGTATAAACAAATTGAGAAATATATATTATATAATGCTTAAAATATCTAATATAATAATATGATACCAGAAAAATGGGGTCCATCTGCATGGACATTTTTACATTATATAACATTAGGATATCCAACATGTCCTACTGAAGAACAAAAAAATAATTATAAACAATTTTTTTATTCCTTACAAAATATTCTTCCTTGTGAAAAATGTAAAGAGCATTTTTCTAATAATATTTCTAAAATCCCTTTAACTGATGATATTCTAAATTCTAAAGAAAAATTATTTAATTGGTTAGTAGATATACATAATCAAGTTAATATAATAACAGGAAAGAAAGAATTAAGTTACGAAGAAGCATTTAAGATATATATGAAGAATGATGATAAATATTTAAATAGTATATTAATGAGTACAATAATAATATTAGTAATAGTAATAATAGTATATATAGTATATAAATTAATGAATTAAAGATAAAATAATATTAGATATTTCGGAATTAATAATATTTAATTGATTAGGGTTAAATTGGTCATTAATCCAGTCATTAATATTAATATTTGCTTTATCAAAAATGGAATCTCTAATTTTAACAATATTAAAGGAATAATTTCTAATTAATTCTTTAAAAGATATATTATTTTCCTTAATAACATTAATTAAATATTTTATTAATTTTTTTCTATCAATATCAGCATAAGTGATACGCATATCAGTGTACCAAATAGCCCAAACAGCACAATAACCTTCAGGATCATAAATATATTTTTTATTTAATTCAATAGATTCTAAATATTGTAATCCAATTTTAGGTAAATATTCGGAAGGTCTAATATATTTTATATTTTTAATAATATTTTTAAATTTATATTCTAATAAATCATCTAAAGATTTAGGATTATAATTAAACCCAGGTGGAGGATTAGAGCCATAAGGTTCAAATCTTTCAATTTCATTTAATTTTTTATCATAAATAAGATAATTTGCATGATTACCAATTTTTAATTCAATACCAACAGGAATAATAGTAAATCTATTTTTACATTTAACAAAAAGATTAAAGAAGTTATCAGATAGTTCTAATTTATTTAAATTCCAAATAATTTCAAAATTATACATATTATATTTTTTATTAATTTTATTATCAACATTTTTATTTAAAACTGAACATGTTGATTTATGTTTATTCAATAAATAAATTAATCCAATTAATATATCAAATGATATACCAGTAAATAAATAATACATTTTTTTATTTTCAATATTTTCTATTTTAATATCACATCGTGTATTTTTTCTTGGATAAGATGTATCATTGCATGTTAATTCTTTTTTTAATATTAACTCATTTAATTTATTAAAAATAATATCATAACAAATATTAATATCATTAGTTGTTTTTTTATTAGATAATTTAGATAATATATTTTTTTCATTATCAGTTAAATTAGTTATATCTTTAGAACAAATATTTTCCCATTCATTTGACCATTCTTTATTATTATTCTTTAATAAAAATAAATAACTTGTTGTAATTAATTTTAAATATTCATTAATATCATTTTTATTAATTAAATCAATTGGACGCTGATTTTCTTTATTTTTAATAAAAATATTTAATTTTTTAACTTTAAGAATATCATAAAATTCTTTCCAAATATTAAATTTATTAATTAAAAACAAACAAGTAATACCAGAATTATCTTGAAAATTTAAATTACTATTTAAAATAAATAAATTTAAATAATTATTGATAATAGAATTATTTTTAATTTTTTCATATTTTTCTAATAAATAATGTAATGGAATTTTATTATCTAAATTATATAAATTGAAATTTAAATCATTATTTTTTAATAATAATTCCATTATTTCAAAATTTTTTTCAATTAAACTATAATGTAATACTGTATTTCCTAAATAATCTTGTATATTTATATTTATATTTTTATTATCTAATAATATTTTAACTAAATTTATATAATTTAAATTAACTGCATAATGTAATGGTGTAAATTCATGTATATTATTTTGTATATTTATATCTATATTATTTTTAATTAATAATTCGGTTATTTTATTTAATTGATAACTAATTGCTATATGTAATGCTGTTTCTCCTAAATTATTTCTATTATTAATATTTATATTTGTATTTAATATTTTATTACATATTTCTATATCTTTTGTCATTATTGCTAAATGTAATGAATTATTACCATCAATATCTTTAATATTTACATTAGATTCATATTCAATCAATTTATCAATAGCATAAATATTTTTATTAATAATAGCATAATGAATTGGAATATTATTATTATTATCCTTAATATCAATTAATGAAATTCCAATAGTAATCTTATTAAAATGTAATAATAAATCTAAAATTTTATTAAATCCATATTTAATTGGAATATATAATATTGATCTATCATCTGTATCAACAATATCTAATTTTGCACCTTTATTTATTAATAATGATACTATTTCTATATTATTTTGTATTATTGCATAATTAATTAAATAATTATTATTATCATCTCTTATATTTACATCTATATCATCATTATCTTTTAATAAATTGAAAAAAGTATCCCAATTAGATTCTTTTGCTAAATTATATAATATTTTAATATCTATCATTATTATATTTTATTCTATTATAATTACAGATATTAAAATATTATTTTTCTATGTTTGTTTTTTATTTATAATGTCTATTATATTATTTAATATATTTATATATATATTACTTAATATGTTTTTTCTATCAGTATGATATGGTCTTATTAATTCTATTGCTTTCTCAAATGTAAAAAATCCAATATCTCCAATTTCATCACATTGACTACAATTTTCTGGATCAATTTTAAGATTAGTATTAGTTAATGAAATACCAGTATAATATATATGTTTATAACATATACCATTTGTTCCAATAAATTCTTCTATTAATTGATTTTTATTAATTATTTTAAAATCTGTAGAATTTAAACCAGTTTCTTCTTTAAATTCTCTAATTGCACATGTTAAATCATCTTCATATGAATTTCTTCTACCCTTTGGAAAACCCCATTCTTGAAATTTCCATGTTGGTATAACATTTTTTATATAAAATGTTAATGGTAAATATAATTCTGATCCTTTAACTATTTTTTCAAATTTATTTTTAGCAGTAATATATTCATTTTGAAATACTGATTTAGTTTTATTATGAGACCATAAATCATTCCATAATTCATCAAAATTATAATTTGCTATTCTTTCAATTTCTTCTTTTATCATTTGTCTAAATAAAAAAATAATACCATCTATATTTTCAACATTATATCTTCCTCTTACAAATTCAATATATCCTAATGTATGCTTTCTTCTTATCATCAAAAATTCTATTTTATCTTTTAATTCACAAAATAAATTTAAATTATTTTCATTTATTATATTTATACCTTCATGATTATATATATTATAATTTTCTAATTTATTTGTTATATATTCTTTTAATGTATCATCTAAATTTAATTTAAATAATATAATACCATAACTATTAATTGGTTCTAAACAATATTTATATATATGTCCATTTTTTCCACAATTACCACAAAATAAATTATTTTTCATTCTTTTTTTTATTCGTTTTTTATAATATATGTCTTTATTTAAATTATTAGTTTGAATGTCATATGAATTTATAGACATCCTTTATTAATTTATATTAATAATAATTCTTTAAATTATTATTAATATATTTTTTATTATTTTAATTCTTATTCTTGTTCTACTTCTTTATTATATAATTCCTTATAAAAGTGTTCAATTTCGTTATCAGTTGCTACATCATCTAATACTCCAATTACTTTTATACGATCATCTCCATTATTAAATAACATTGATGTAACTATAACTACTACAAAATCTTTTGATTTTAATGTTTTTGAATCATTACCAGTTTTATATCTGATATTATTATTGTTATCTATGAAAAATAATTTATCATTAATACGATCATTTGTTATTAATACTAAAATTGGTCCATTATCAGCAGTAATTAATACTTTATTTACTCTATCTAATTGACATACAAGTTTTTTATTTAATAATGGATAACATACTCTACATGAAAATTCTACATCAAATATTGCAGATGCCATTAAATTTTCCGCTTCTAATAATCCAGAACTGAAATTTATTATTTCATATATTTCTTTAATATATCCATAATTTTTATAACATTTATTTAATAATTTTTTCTCTAAATTTTTCTTTAAATTTATATATAATTTATTATCCATTTGATCTGGATATAATGTTATTTTAGTTGATAATTTTGTATTTATATAGGGACTTGTCATATATTATATATAATATATTACTTACTTATATTTTTATTTTTTCAGTTTTTTTATTTAATTATATTAAACTTTTTTAATTTCCTTTTCAGAATTAACTAAATCTGAAGAACTTTCATTATTTATAATATCTTCAAATCTTCTTCGTTTTATTATATTTTTTTCTTTATTACTAAATTTTAACTTTGGACTTATAATTTTTTGACTCGAAAAGTCATCTTGATAATACGGAACATATTCTTTTTTTTCAGTAGAAGCACTATCAGTTGATATAAGATTTTCATTTTTTTTAATAAATGCAAGATATTTTTCAATTTCATAATAAGTTTTATTACTTAATTTATGAAAATAAAGAAATAAACCACTACTATTTTCAGTAAAATCAGTATTTTCTCTACTAATTATTTCATAAATTTTAATAATATCTTCTTTTTTTTTTAATTTAGATATTCGATTAGCCAATCTTTTTTTCATATCATGAGAATATTCGGATAATTGATCCATATACTATATTAATAAATTTAAATATAAATAATATCGCAAAATTAATTACTAATATGATATTAGAAAATATAATTTGAAATATAAACTAAAATATTATCTTGTATAAATATAATGTTTAGTCTTAGAAGAACTGATGAAGATTTTAATAAATTATTTGATAGACAAAATAATAATACAAGTAGTGATTTAGATGAAATAACAGATAGTATAGAACCTGATATATTAGATAAAGAATTAAAAAAAGATTTTACTTATCCAACACAAGATAATGATGATTTTCAATCAGATATATATAAAAAAAGAGAATTTTATTATCATAAGATTCCAGGAAGAAGTGAATTAAAAGAATACAAAGATATAAAAGAATATAGAGATAAAATATGTTCAAGAAAATTTGAATTACAGGAACAACAATCATTTTTAAGTAATTATATAAATCCAGATACACCATATAAAGGAGTATTAATATTTCACGGAACGGGAACAGGAAAAACATGTGCTGGAATTGCTATTGCTGAAAGATTTAAAGATTTAGTTCAAAAATATGGAACTAAAATACATGTATTAGTTTCTGGTCCAATGATTAAAAATTATTGGAAAGAGGAATTATTAAAATGTACTGGTGAAACTTATTTAAAACCTCAAGATACTTCTGTATTAATTAGTCAATCTGATAAAGATAGAATTAATAAAATTGCTATTAATAATGCATTACAATATTATAGATTTATGAGTTATAGAAGTTTTTATAAAAAAGTATTAGGTGAAAAAATTATTGAAAAAATAAAAACTAAAGATAATAAAATAAAAGTAGCATATAGAAAAACAAGTGAAGGTGAATTTGAAAGAGATATATCTATTGATCGTATTTATAATTTAAGTAATAGTTTAGTAATTGTAGATGAGGCTCATAATTTAACTGGAAATGTATATGGAGAAGCATTAGCAAAAATAATAGCAAATTCAGTAAATTTAAAGGTAGTATTATTAAGTGCAACACCAATGAAAAATTTAGCAGATCATATAGTAGAATTAATAAATTTTTTAAGACCAAAAGAATATCCAATGGAAAGGGATAAAATATTTACAAGTAAAAAAAATTACGATATGGATTTTAAGCCAGGTGGTATAGAATATTTAAAGAAAATGACCCGCGGTTATGTATCTTATTTAAGAGGTGCAGATCCATTAACATTTGCAAAAAGAATTGAAAAAGGAGAAATTCCAGAAGGATTATTATTTACAAAAATAGTGAGATGTACTATGTCATCATTTCAGAAGAAAATATATGATACAGTAGTTAAAATGGAGATTACAGATAAACAAGAAGAAGAAATAGATGAAGAAGCGGATGCATTAGATAGAAGATCAGAAGCAGTAGCAAATTTTGCATTTCCTGGTTTAACTGAAGATAAAAAAGGAATAGAAGGATATTTTGGTCGTGAAGGATTAAATATAATAAAAAATCAATTAAAAACTCATTATGAATTATTAAATAAAAAAATAGGAGAAACATTATTTAATAATACTTTTGAATCAGAAGGAGATTATATATATACATCAGATGATGGAAAAACGATAACTGGTAAAATATTAAAAAAAGAAAATTTAATAAATTTTTCAACTAAATTTTACAAAGCATTAAAAAAATTAAATAGATTAGTATGGGGTAAGAAAGGAGCAAGAACCGCATTTGTATATTCAAATTTAGTTAAAATAGGAATAGAATTATTCCAACAGATATTATTACAAAATGGGTATTTAGAATATAATGAAAATCAATCAAATTATAAAATTTCAAATGATACCAGATGTTATTTCTGTGGTAGGACTTATAAAGAACATCAAAATGATAATTTAAAAACAACAAAAAAGAATGATGATTCTTCATCAGAATATGAATTAAAAACATCAAAACCACCTGAACATGAATTTAGTCCAGCAACATTTATTTCAATTACTGGAAAATCTTCAGAAGAATCAACTGAAATTTTACCAGAAGAAAGACAAACTATTTTAACTGATATTTTTAATAATATTAATAATAAAGAAGGTAAATATATTAAATTTGTCTTAGGTTCTAAAGTTATGAATGAAGGTATTAGTTTAAAAAATGTTGCAGAAGTGCATATATTAGATGTATATTTTAATTTAGGAAAAGTAGATCAGGTAATTGGAAGAGCAATTAGACATTGTTCTCATTATCAAATAACAAATGATGAAAATAGATATCCTGGTGTTTTAGTATATAAATATGCAGTTAGAGTTGATAATGGTTTATCAACTGAAGAAGAATTATATAAAAAAGCGGAGAAAAAATATATGTTAATTAAAAAAGTAGAAAGAGCATTAAAAGAAAGTGCAATTGATTGTCCATTAAATAGAAGTGCAAATTTATTCCCAGAAGAATTAACATATAATGAAGATTGTGAGCCATTAGAAGGTGTTAAAGAAAGGGATGATAAAAAGAAATATTGTCCAGCAATTTGTGATTATACAAAATGTAATTATATGTGTGATAGTAAAGATTTAAATATAAAATATTATGATAAAACAACTAATAGTTATAAACAAATACCAAAAGAAGAATTAGATTATACTACATTTACACATAATTTAGCAAGAAGTGAAATAGAAAATACAAAAAATAAAATAAAAGATATGTATAAAATAAAATATGTTTATACTTTACATGATATTATAGAAAAAATAAAGAATTCATTTGAAGGAGAAAAAAGAAAATTATTTGATGAATTTTTTGTATTTAAAGCATTAGATGAATTAATACCAGTAACTGAAAATGATTTTAATAATTTTAAAGATACAATATTTGATAAATTTAATAGACCCGGTTATTTAATATATATTAGTAAATACTATATTTTCCAACCATTTGACCAAAATGAAGATGTACCAATGTATTATAGATCAAATTATGATAAACCAATGAAAAATGAATTAACTTTACACAATTTTATTAAAAATAATGTTAAATATATAGAATTAAAAAGTAAAGATACTAAGAAAGATACAGTTGATACTCAAATTAATAATATATATGATTTTACATCAATTATGGATTATTATGATAATCGTGATGAATTTAAATATGTTGGAATTATTGATAAAGAATCAGGAAAAAAGAAAGGTAAATCAGTTGAAGAATTGTCTGATATATTTAAAATAAGAGAAAGAAGAAATAAAATATTAGAGAAAAAGAGAGGTATTGGTATTCCATCATTAACAGGTGCAGTTTGTTATTCTAGTAAAACAAGAGAATATTTAGAAGATATTGCAAAATCATTAAATATTAAATTATCAAAAGATGAAATAAGAATTGATATATGTAATAAAATTAAAGAAAAATTATTATTTATGGAAAAATATAGTACTTCTAAAAAGAAAAATAAAATGACATATATTATGATTCCTAAAAATCATCCTGTTTATCCTTTCCCTTATAATTTAGAAGATAGAGTTAAATATATTCAAGAAAAAATTAAAGATAAAATTAAATTTAATATTAATTTACAAGTTAAAGATATCACTAAAACTATTGATAAAGATTCTGTTTTAACTTATCAAATTAAAATTAAAAATCAAAAAGAATTAAATGACTTCCGTGATTATTTATTATCTTTAGGTGCTACCTTTAAAGATGATTCATTCATTTTTAATATTGATTAATTACTATTTTAAATTTTACTTCTTTTTTAAATAAATAAAAAAATTGAAAAACATAAAATTATCATTTTAAATTTTACTTCTTTTTTAAATAAATTATTTGTAAGAATAATTTATTTAAAAAATTGAAAAATAAAAAAACTATTTAGAGAGAAACTAATAATAAAGTAATATGGAGAAAAAACTAACATTAAATAAATTAATAAGTTATGTATTATCAATAGAATATAAGGACAATGATATATTATCAGAACCGATAATTAATAACGACATATCATTTTCATTAATAGATTTAAAAAATCAAATTACAAATAATAAACAGAATATAACGAATATTGGTAATAAATTAAAAGAAATATTAGACCCATTTTATAAAAATATAAATAGAATAGGAACAATACATTATTTTCCAAATAGTAAATTAAATATATCATTATTTTATACAATATTAGCAGGTGTATATGAAAATTATTTAAAATTAAGTATAGAAGGGAGATTAGAAATAATAGAATTTTTAAATAAAAAATTAATAAATGATATAACTGAATTATATGAAACATATGAATATGAAAAATTAGAATGGACAATTAAAGACATAAAAGAATCATTAATAAAATATAAAAATGATAAAATTTTATTAAGATTATTAAGTGATTATTTCAATATAAATATAATTTTATTAAATGTAAATGAGGATAAATTATATGCAATATATGGAGAAGAGAATTATAATCAATATAAGCCAACAATATTAACAACATTATTTAATGAATGTTATGAGATATTAGAATATAATAATAAATTGATATGGTATTATAATACAGAACCATTAAAAAAAATAATAACAGTAGAAAAATTAAAGATACATATATATAATTATAATTTAAATGATCCAACTGAACTTAATTTTAAAATAGGTAGTGAAGATTTAACAAAATATTTACCAGATATTCAAGATATACCAGAAAATATACAAAATATAAATGAAGTATATGAGATAGAGAAAAAAGAAAATGATGATATAATAGTAGAGGATACAATAGTAGATAGTGAAATAACATTAGAATCAACAAAAAATGAAGAAGATATATTTTACAAATATAAAAAGAATAAAATAAGTGAAAGAGATTTTAACATAATAAAAAATCCAAAAACATTATTAAGTATAGTTCAAGAATATGCTGAGAAATACAATATAAATATATTAAAAGAAAATTCAAAGAAAAAAACTAAGAAAGAATTAATAGATGAGTTAAATAAATTAAGATAATTTAATAATAATAAATAATGGAAATATATAATAAAGATTTGGATAGAACTATGATAATTTATAATAATGATTTAAAATTTAAAAAATACAATAATTTAGATATAGATGAATTAAATAAACATAATGATACAGAAATAGATATATTAAGTGATAGAGATGATATAAATTGGAGAATAGCAGAATCAAAAAAAGACAATTATTTAGATTTAAGTAATTTAGAAATAACTACAATACCAGAATTAACACATATAAAATATTTATTTATTTCAGAATGTAAATTAGAAGACAAATATTTAATTAATTTAGATAATTTAATAAATTTGGAAGTAATTGATATATCATATAATAAATTAACAGTAATACCAAAATTAAATGATAAAATAGAGGAAATATTTTGTAAAATGAATAAAATAAAGAATATAGATAATATTAGGAATTACAATAATTTAAAAAGATTAGATATATCATATAATGAATTAGAAGAAATAGATGGTTATAATAATATTAAAATATTAAATTGTATGAATAATAAAATAAGTGAAATAAAAAATATGAATAATTTAATAAAATTAGATTGTAGAAATAATAATTTAATTAATTTAAATATAGTATCATTAAAAGAATTAGAGGCGGATAATAATAAATTAGAAAAAATAAATTTACCGAATATAAATAGTTTATTTATAGGTAATAACAAAATAGATAAAATAGAAGATATGAAGAATATAGAGATATTACATTGTAATGATAATTTAATAAAAGTAATACCATATTATAAAAAATTAAGAGAATTATATTGTAATTATAATAAGAATATAAATATATCAAAGGAATATATAAAAAACTTAGTAACATCAAAAATTCAACAGGATAATTATATATATATGATATTTAAGAATAGCGGATAAACAAATAATAAATAATATAAATAAAAATATATGAGTGATATAAAAATTAATATAGATAATAAAAATTTAAAAACAGAATTAGTGTCAAGCGATAAATTTGATAAAGGACCAGGATATGTATATAATGTAGATGGTGGTAGTCCAAATATACCAGATGTAAATAAATTATTGGATCAAATATTAGAAATAATAGATTATATGTCAAATGATGAAATGTTAAAATTAAGAAAAGAAGATAATGAAAAATTCATGGATCATATGGAAAAAAAATATTTTGATTTTTCATTAAGATATTATGCAGTATTTATGAAATTATTAAGTGGAGAGGATATAATGCCATTATTTAGAATGTTAGCAGAATTAGATAATGTAAAGAGTGGAAAGAAGAGTTTAGAAAATGTTGAAAAGGAATTAGGAGAAGAATTAGCAAATACATATATATATCCAAAATTAAATAAAGCAACAAAAAATAAGAAAAAATAAAATAAAAAATAAAAAATTAATATATTTTTTATTTTTTATTATTTACAAAATTAGAGAAAGTAGATAAAGATGAAGATAAATTTTTAGGATCAATAAAGAAAGAATTAATCCAAAATTTAGATGAATTAATTTGTAAATCTCTACGAACATTATAAACCTCACCTCTATAATTTTGTTGATTAATAAAATCAATCATTAAATTAATTTGTTTAAATTGTTTATTTGCAATATCAGAATTTATTTTAGTAATATAATCTAAATAATCAGAAGGAATATTATATTTAGTATAAATATCTACAATATATTTATCTAAATTAATTGACTTATTACTTTCATCAAAAATATTTAATAAATTTTTAATTAAATTATTATTAGGTTTATATTTTTTGCCAATAATATATTTTTCAGATGAAGATAATCTTGAAGTTAATGGTTTATAAATATATAATTCATCAAAAAATGAATTTAATAAATACAATAATTTAACAGTAGGATCAGTAAATGATTCATATATTCTTAATACTAAATTTCCATTCTTTTTTAATGAATTTAATGACATTATAATTTCTATTAATAATAATTTAAAATTTCCTTGTTCTTCAACATTATTATTATCAATACCAACTTTTCCATCTGTTATAATTAAATCTGCATCTTTTTCTAATTTATTTAATGTTTTTTCTATATTTTTTTCTTTTAATAAATCATCAATTGATTTAATTATAATATTTTTATCATTTAATTCTTTACCAATTTGTTTTTGTTTATAAATATTTAAATTATAACCATAATATTTATTTTTTGATATTTTAGAAAATTTATTAAAATAAAATAAAACTGATTGAATAGATGGTTCTAAATTATCTGAAAAATGAATAGATTTAAAATCAGAATCTAATGAAATTAAATTAAACATCATATTAATTTCCCATAATTTATAAAATGATAATTTTAATTGACTATTTTTTAAATTAAAATATTGTATTGATGTATTATTTAAATCTTCATTATAATCATCTATATTTTTATCAAATAAATTAAATACCCAATATACTTTTTTTTTATTAGTAAATTCTTGAGTAAGTTCCATTTTATCTTTAGTTTGATGATAATAATATTGGAAACCAAGTGAAAATCTTGGATAGGGAATATTATAAGAGAATAATGAATTTTCGTTATCTTTATCTGATATTTTTTTTGATACAGATAACGAACTTAAAGAAGGTAAAAACTCAGGATTAATAGAAGAAATATCTTTAAAAGAATACATATAATATAAATAAATAATTTAAGTTTTATATAATTTAAAAATTATAAAAAAATTGAAAAATTAAACTTAGTTAAGTTTAATTTTACCTTTTTTTTATAATATATTTAATTTGCATAACAAATTAAATATATTATAAAAAAATTGATTTAGAAATTATATTAGTTAGATTATATTAGGAATATTTATAATGACAACAAATACAAGTAAAATATCTGGGTCATTTGAAGAATTGATAGATAATGATAAAAAAAAGTCTATAGAAGATTTATTTGATAAAATAAAAAAAGATAACGAATTTGAAATATCATTTTTAAAAGAAGATAGAAATTATGAAAATTATCTAAGAATATTAAAATATCTAACTTATAAATCAAATATACAAAAATTAAAATTAGAAAAAGAAACAAGTTTAGATATTAATTATTCACAAAAAAATACATTAGATTCTTATAGATTAACAATTTATAGTTTAGAATCAATAAATAAATATTTAGAAATGCTTCATTCTAGGAAAAATCATATTATTATGTCAGTTTTAGTTAATTTAGTAGAAAAAGATAAAAATCTACAATTAATGAAAAAAATTAAAAAAAAAACAAATATAATTGATATAACTGATTTTAATTTAAGAGTTAGATTAAGTGAAGAAAATGAATTAACAAAAAAAGAGATAGATATGTTAAAGAATTTAACAGAATTAAATAGAAATGATATAATATTCAGATATAAACAACGTATTAGTTTAATAATTGAGGATGATAATAATAAAATAATAAGAATAGATTTAACTGATGTAAAAATGTCAGATAATATTAATAAGATTCAAAAAAACCCATCATTATATGAATTAGAAATAGAATATTTTGCAAAATCAGATAAAACCCCAGAAAAAACAAGTTATAATACATTATTAAAGGAAATTTCAGTATTATTAAAAATAATTCAACAAAGTAATTATTTAATAACAAAACAACAAACAACAAAAATATTATCATTATATGCAGATTTAATGGATAGTAAATTAGATTCATTAACAGGTTTAAATACAAGAAAAGCAATATCTTTAGAAGTTCAACATGTAGTAGATCAATTACCAAATAAATATGGAGTAAGTGATAAAGCGGATGGAGATAGATATTTATTATTTATAGTAGATAATATATGTTATTTAATATCAGATAATTTGGTAGTTAAAAATATTGGAATAAAATTAGAAGGAGAAAATAGAAAATATAATTATAGTTTAATAGATGGAGAGTATATATTTATAAAAAATCAAAATCGTCATATTTATTTAGGGTTTGATTGTTTATTTAATGGAAATACTGATTTAAGACAGATATCATCATTTAAGGAAAGATTAAATAATTTAAGTCAAATAATAAATGATTGTTTTATATTTAAAGGACAGAAAGGAAATAAAGATATAAAATTTAGTGGATATACAGGAAAATTTAATATAGATGAAATAATGAAATTTCATGAAAAACAGATAGATGAGTATATGGAAAATTTAAATCATGATATTAAAATAGAAAAACAATATCCATTAGTAAGAAGAAAATATTTTGCATGTGTTGAAGGAGGACAAGATAATGAAATTTTTAAATATTCTGAATTAATATGGAATAAATATGTATTAGATAAAAAAACAAATTGTCCATATATGTTAGATGGTTTAATTTTTCATCCATTAGACCAAAAATATATAGTATCAGTTAAAGAAACAAAATATTTTGAATATAAATGGAAACCACCAGAAAAAAATTCAATTGATTTTTATATACAATTAGAAAAGAGTCAAGAATCAGGAAATATAATAAAATTATATGATAATTCAGATGAAGATACTGTTAAAAATAAACCTTATAAAATAGTAAATTTATTTGTAGGTAAATTTAATAAAGGAATTGAACAACCAGTGCCATTTTTAGAAAATAATAATTCAAATAAAGCAAAATTATATTTAATTGATGGTGAAATTAGAGATATAGAAGGAAATATTATAATGGATAATACTGTTGTTGAATTTTATTATGATAATAATCCTGAAATACCTGAAATAAATAGATGGATACCACTTAGAACAAGATATGATAAAACAGAATCAGTTCAGAGATTTAATAAAAAATATGGTAATTATATAGATATTGCAAGTAAAATATGGAGAAGTATAAAAAATCCAGTATTAATAGATGATATTATAACTTTATCAAATGATAAAATGTATTCAAAACATATTGATTTAATGAGAAGTAAAATAGATCATAGTATAATTATGTCGGCGAGACAAGAAAATGTATATTATCAAATAAGAACAAATATTGGAAAACCTATGAGAAATTTCCATAATTGGATTAAAAGTATTTTAATATATACATATTGTAATCCAAAATATGAAGAAGATAGACAATTTAAAATATTAGATATTGGATGTGGTAGAGGCGGAGATATTATGAAATTTTATTATTCAAAAGTAAATATGTATGTAGGAATAGATGTAGATAATAATGGAATAATAAGTCCAGTAGATGGTGCATTAAGTAGATATAATAGATTAAAAAGAACACATCCAAATTTCCCACGAATGTATTTTATAAATGCAGATATAACTAGTTTATTAAATTATAATGAACAATTAAAAACAATTGGTAATATGTCATTAATTAATAAGAATCTAATTAATACTTTTTTCTCAGATGAACCTTCTAAAAGAACTTTATTTGATAGAATTAATTGTCAATTTGCATTACATTATTTCTTAAAAAATCAAATTACTTGGGATAATTTTACAAAAAATATTAATGATTATTTGAATCCAGATGGATATTTAATTTTAACTTGTTTTGATGGTGATACTATATTAAATTTATTAAATAATACTGATAAATATGCTTCATATTATACAAATACTGAAGGAGAACAAAAAATATTTTTTGAAATATTAAAACGATATGAAAATATTAAATCAGATGATAATATTGGTTTAGGAGTAGCCATTGATGTTCATAATGCATTAATTTCACAAGAAGGAGTTTATATAACTGAGTATTTAGTTCAAAAAGAATTTTTAATAAAAGAATTATTTGAAAAATGCAAATTAGAATTAGTAGATACAGATATGTTTAGCAATCAATTTAATAAACATAAAGATTATTTTACTAAAATAATAGAATATGAAGAAAATCCAAATACACGACAATTTTTAATTAATGTTAGGGAATTTTATGATCAAAATAATGAAGTAAATAAATCTTCTTATGAAATGTCTAAATTAAATAGGTATTATATTTTTAGAAAACAAGGAAAAGAAGGATATGTAAAAGAAATATATTCAAAAGATGTAGATTCTAAATTTAAATCAACAAAAAAAATACAAAAAGGTGGAGATATAAATTATGATGATATTGAAGATATTGATATATTAGAATTTTTAGATAACAAATATAAATATAAAACAGAAGATATTAATAGTAAATATAGTTTATATCAATCTGTGTTTAATATTATGAAAAAATCAAAAATAATTCCTGAAAGTTTATTAATTAATGAATTTTATTCTGATTTAGATATTGAATTAGTATCTGATGAAATTGTTAGTGATAATCACATTAAGAAATTATGTAAAAATATCAAAATTGGACATACTAATTCTGAAGAATCTAATATTGATTTAGTATTAAATGGTATGAATATTGGTATTATATATAAAGATTGTGATGGATGCGAACTTAAAAGATTTAAATATAAATCAAGTAAAAATATAATGTATTTATTAAATGAAAATCAATCATATAAACCTATTTATGATAATAATATTAATGGTATTTTTGATTTATAATAATTTATATTTTAATTTTTAAAAATTAAAATATAAATTATATTATATGAGTTATACAAAAAATTGTGATAAAACTGAAGTTAAATCTTGTGATAAACCTGAAGTTAAAAAATGTGTTAATGAATGTTGCAAAGAAGTTGATGTAGAAATTATTAAAAATTTGTTGAGTACTCTAAATCCAAATGGATATTTATATGAAATTGTGATAAAAAATAACACAAATTGCACAATAAAAAATGTATCATTAATTGATACTTTTTTAGTAGAAAATAGTTTTATGGTTACATCTACTTTTACATCAGAAACTTTACAACCTCAAAATATTTCATTATTAAGTAATACAGCAACATTAAGAAGACAAGGAAATATAACTGATCCATGTAATACATGCTTACCTCCATGTTCTATAAGTAGAATATTTATAGCAGTAGCACCTAATTATAATATTGGAAATTATTATCCACCAAATATAATTACATTACATGGATATATTGGTGATAAATGTATTAAAAAATGTTGCAATGGATGTAATAAAAATAATGTTAAACCAATATTTAATACTAATTATGTATTATCTGAATATAATCCAAGTGGTGTAGAAGAATAATAAATATATTAAATAATTAATTTTATTCATATATAATAATTTTTATATAAATTATTATATATGAATAATTGTAATAAAGTTGAAGTTAAAAAATGTATAAACGAATGTTGTAAAGTAGTTGATGTTGAACTTATTAAAAATTTTTTAGGAATATTAACAAACATATCAGACGAATTTGCTTATTTATATGAAATTATTATAAAAAATAATACAAATTGTGAAGTAAAAAATGTATCATTAATTGATACTTTTTTAATTGAAAATAGTATTATGACAACAACAACATTTCAATCAAGCACAATAAATCCAAAAAATATATCATTATTAAGTAATACATCTACATTAAGAATGGAAGGAAATATAACTGATCCATGTAATACTTGTTTACCACCATGTTCAGTAAGTAGAATATATATAGCAACTTTACCATCATATTTAATTGGACGATATGTTCCTAATAATATAATTACATTACATGGTTATATCGGTGATAAATGTATTAAAATATGTTGCAACAATTGCAATAATAATAATATTAAACCAATATGTAATACTAATGTTGAATTAGTAAGATATGACCCTAGGGAATTATAATATTATTTTTATAAAAAAATATAAATTATAATATATGAATAATAGTTTAAAAAATTGTAAAAAAAATGAAGTTAAAAAGTGTATTAATGAATGTTGTAAAGAAGTTGATGTAGAAGTTATTAAG